GATCCTTTACGTATCTTGTTCCTACTATTACTGAACACAAACCTTATGTCAAGTTTAGGGTTTTGCTCTCTAACTTTTAGGTGCTTCTTTCTATCTTCTGGTACGAACCTTCCTTTAGATTCAATTATGATACCATTGGGTAGTATAAAGTCAGGGGTGTAAGTCTTGTTCTCTACTAACTTCCAGTTTATCTTAACTGTTTCGTAGCCAAAGTCTACACCCCTGTCCTTGAGGTCTTTAGATATGACATCCTCAAGCCCAGAACGATAACCATTCTTTATAGCTTGCTGTCGGATCTTACTTTTGGTGGTTGCCATATCTCTTCCTCTTCTCTTCTAAGCCATAACAGCCTAGCGTTCTCTATTACTCTTTCCTGATTTCCATCGTAGGCTTTGACGACACAATCCCAGAGATCTTCTTCTGTCTCTGCGTCTTCTAGTATCTTCTTAGCTTTAACTGGACCAACTTTCCACAGCCCAACAATGTTATCAGCTGTATCTCCTGTTAGTATCTGAGTGTAGAAGAACTTAATTCCCCCGAAGGGTTCTACGTTAACATAGTCTCCTCTAACGATATTAAAGTGCCAACAAGGTAATTGTAGCATGTCTTTATCTATAGAGGCTACACAAGCCTTATAGTCTAGTCTGGCGGCTTCTTTAGCAATGAGGTCATCTGCTTCTTCTCCTTCGCTTATTATTGCTTGGTACTTGCTTTCCATATGATCTCTGGCGGTCTGCAAGTGTCTAGGTTTCTGAACGCTCTTTCGATTTCCCTTGTAGGGGTGTGACTTAGCTATGTTGTCTCTGAAGTTACCTTTGCCTGTAAGGTACACTACATAATCAAGTCCTATCTCTGGGAACAATACGGTGCTATCTAAAATGAATTGTATGAGGTTATCAACTTTACGTCTTGTGTCTGATGCCCCCATCTGTTCAGTGGAGAAGGCCGCACGATAAGCAATTATATCACCATCAATTAGAACCTTCCCCATATCCATTTAAGTGTCACCCCACATCATTTCACCATCTTCACACTCAAAGCCTACAGACTTGACATAGGTGAAACCAAAAGCATGTGCGGCTTCAGCAAAGAGTTGAGCTAACTCATGGGCTTCTGTAATATCGTCCCTACTCATATCAACGCTTCCGCTGTAACCATCATCATCTTTTTCCATGTACGCATTAACACTTACTCTCATAACACTTCCTTATACAATAAATAGCTCATCATCTTCTGTGACAGCATTGTTTTCTTCATATGGTACATGATCTGTTATACCTACATTTAGTAGACGAACACCTGCACCTTGAGCATAAATCTCAAACTGAACTTTAGCTTTAGTGCCATTACCTAAAGCACCATCTTCAGAGAAGCTCCATAGTCTTTTCTTCTCTCTTCCTTCAGTTAAGTTTACTACTGTAGGTGCGCCGCCATAGTCAACCTCAACAGGTTCGCCTGTCTTGTTATCTGTGAAGGTCTTGATGTCTGAGATCTTGCGTTTGATCTTCATGTACTTACCTATACCAAGGTCTGCATTACCTTGCCTTATCCTATCACTATTCATAGGATGTAAGTCTAAACCCTCTTTCTCTAGGTGTCCTATTTGTGCTTCTTCAGTAAAGTAAGCATTAGTAATATACTGCCCACCTTGACTGTGTACTGCTTGCGCGGCGCGTGGTCCATCTGGACTTCCCATATCCGCATTTTCTGGAAATACTTTCGCATATTCTAGTATCATATCCATTGTGTATTTAGCCATGTCGAGTTCCTTTCGGCTGTTGGTACTTATATATAATGTCTTATTTAGACAAAGTGTGAAGTAGAAATAAAAATAAAGTTAGTGTATGTCTGCGTAAGTCTTACCAAACTGTGCATCTACACCTAATGGCACGTTTAGTTCTAGGTTATTATTAAGGTTTTCAATAGCTTGTTCCATTGTAGCCTTAGTTTGTTCTTCATTACCTTCTGGTACGAGAGCGATGATTTCGTCGTGGAATTGTCCAATGGTTTTAATTCCGTAGCGACGACATAAAGATACCCAACTGTCAAAACAAAATACTCCTGTCCCTTGGTTTAATGTAGAGAACTTATCCTTATCACTGCGTAAGCTGTACCAGAATTTAGATACAGGATTCAGTAGCCACATAGAGCCAAATAAGTCCTTTGTACGTACTGTATTAGCTACCTTCTCTACTGACCAGTTACGTGACCAGAAGGCTTCTAGCAGTACCTTTGCTTCCTCTTTGTTCATGCCTGTATTACGTGATAGAGTAGACGAACCTACACCATAAGTAGCACTGTAGTTTACTACTTTGTAATTCTTACGTAGGGATGATAAAGATCTTTCACCACTATTGTGTTTGTCGATGTCTTCTTGTGTAATTATACCTGCGTGTTTAGCTAAGTCTAAGTGTGGATCAAATCCTTCTTTAGACATCTCTTCTACATACTCAGGGTCTAGCGGCTTCATGTAGTGACGCTTAGTTGTATCCTCTAGTGAGGTCATGTCAGCACCACATAATGTATAGCCATCTGGACAAGTTAGACAGCCTCTTATCTCTTTACCATAAGGCTTATCTACAGCAGGTAAGTTAACGAGAGGCTTGGCATGTTTAAACCTGAGAGTGTTAGTTAGACCTGCAATGTTAGCTTGCACGTAACCATCTACTTGTGCATTAACCATAGCTTTAATAACACCTATACGATGAGACAATACAGACAGGCCATCAAGTAAGTTTATAGCAGGTTCTTTATCTGCTAGTGCTTTTACTGATCTACATAAGTCTGCATCCTTCCTTACTTGTTCTAACTTTCTGGTGTCGCCTGTAACCTTATCACGTAAGAACTTATATGTACGTGGTTGCCAACCTAACGAGAATAGCCAATCCTTGACTTGATCTGTACTGTTAGGGTTAGCTCTTTCTTCACCTACCTTAACTGTAAGGGATTGTGTAGACTGTGGTTGTTTCTGATCTTTACATAAAGCTACCCACTTCTCTCCATTAGATGATAACGACCCATCTTTCTTGTGCATAACTTTAGGTTTGTTACGTACTGCTGTAACAATCTTACGTGGCATAGCATCAGCAAGTAACTCTGTCTTCTCAGCCTTGAGCTTTTCCCACGAGGATAGGTGAGCTTCTGCTTTGCCTACATCCAATTTCCACTGAAGGGTTTCTTGCTCTTGAGCGCATTGCATCTTGAATGTCATGTAGTCAGTAAACCTGATAAGCTCATCAGGGTCAGGGTATAACTTCTTTAGCTTCATGTGTAGGTCACGCCACAGTCTTACGTTAATCCTAACGTCTTCCTCACATCTGTACTGGTATTCTTCTGGACTTAGGTTTTGCCAATCATCTATCTTAGGTTTAGGTACACCATACATCTCACCATACTGTGCTAGTCCATGCTTCTGTAGGTGGTGGTTTATATACCATGCTAAAGGTAACGTATCTATAATCCTAGCGTCTACCTTTATGCCTAGAATCTTTTCCACTACAGGGGTATCATACCTAACTATGTTGTGACCTATGATTGTATCAGCATTAAGAAAGAATGTACGCATCTCTTCATAATCAAAAGTAGATTGTATTTGACCTTCTTCGTTTGTGTAAGACAGTACGTGTATCTTTGTGGGGTTAAACCCATCTGTTTCTATATCGAATACTTGCATTAGTGATAACTATCCTTTCTAACTCTAGTTTGGAAAAACCCTTCTAACTCAGGATTTTTATCCATGAACAATCTCGCGTAGTGTGAAATCCAACCATCATCTATTTTATACTCTGAACCATCTTCTTCTATCATAGTGTTCCACCTCATAATATGGAAAATAATTTTAGCTGAATACCTCTCTCTATACTCAGATGCTTTTAAAGCGTAGTGTTCAAACATATTGTATATATCAGGGTTATTCTTGTGGTGAGTATAAAAGTTATCTTTTGTCCATTTGCCATTCATTATAATATCTCCCTTAACATAAATGTGTCTAGATTAAATGCTAACTTACCTGCTTGTCCTTCTTCTGAACAAGGTCGGTTCTTCTCTACCTTTAGGTAAGTCGTGTTACGTTCTTCCATATTGTCAGCTTCCTTATCTCTATGTAGATCAATGATAACAGATGCACGTTGACCTATCATCTTACAGTACTTAGGATCGCCATTCTCATTAGTGTGAGCAATCGTTACAATGCCTACGTTAAGCTCTGCCGCTAACTTAGATAGCCTGATAGACAGGTCAGCTAACATAGCCTCTTTGCTTTCTTCTGATGTACCTACAACTACGTCTTGTATAGGCTCAAAGAATACAAACTTACAATCACACGCTTGGCTAAAGAATCTTATCTGATCTATTAGTTCGTCAGTACCTTGACCATCACCTAAGTAGAATTGATAGAAGTTCTCATCTTTAGTTATGTTACTTATAGCTTCTCTCACAAGGCCATCAGCTTCCTTCTCTTCTATCAGGTCACGTCTTGTCAGGTTG